CCACAGTTAGTACATCTATAATAATCAGTAACAATAGCAACTAATATAGTATCTTCTTGACATTCTTCACAAACACCATGAACGGTATCTATGTTATTAAATGTTTTAAATTTATTAGACAAGATCTTTAGCCTTTCCAATTACAGGTTTATATTTTGTTTTACCTTCTGATTTGTATGCGTGTAAAAATTGTTTTCTAGGTTGATCAGGAGTATAGCTGCAGTGAATCCATCCCGAGTTGGGTTCGCCAGGAGTGTAGAACTCGAGGATCAATTGATCGAATTCCAGGTTTGCATAAATCCAATCAGCTAATTCAGCATTGTCGGTTCCCATACATTCAAAATCTGCCGCTTCAGCTTTTGCATGTTGGCTGTTGACTGAGCTGCCGATCTTAATACACAGTTGCTCACTACGAAATCCGCTAGTTACTTTTACTCTGCCAAAGTGATCACGTACTGGCTGTAAAATATTTTCACAAAGTGCTTTTAGTTTTTCTATTTGCCCTGCATTAGGATTGTTATTGATATCTAATCTAACAGCTGTGTCAGATTTAATTAATTCTTGAAGGGTAAAATTACGTGATAGTTCCATTATTTTAATATAAGTTTTTTAATACTTTTACTACCATCGACGTTCGACTCGAGCTCGGCCATCGATTTTATACATTGATAAACTACATTATTATTTTTATTTGATCTTTTTGCAACCCTTTTTCCTTTCAAGCACATTGACATTGAATGTTTACCTGTCTCAGGATCAATTTGAATTCGGTGCTCCTTGATCTCTCCGTTTACAATCATAAGTAGGGCTACAACTAACTCCATTAATGACCTCCGTTTTGTCTTACCTTATCTTTTAACACTTCGATATCTGCTAGTGCTTTATCTAATTGTTCTCTTAAAAATTCTATGTTGACTTTGTTTGTCATGTTCATTTCTTGAGTCTCTTCCATTTTCTCGACCGACTTGTACAAATCCTCAATTAAAAAATGTTGCTCCTGATCGGTAGGGACCTGCTCACTTTTTTTAAGCAAATCATTTTCAAATAATTCTCTTGATGTCTCTAACGATACCAACCTCGCCGTCAGCTCCGTGTATGCGAAGACGCCCATCGCTACGAGCACGATCAGGCTAGCTACCGTCTTCATCGGCATCTGTACCCGTGCTTCTTCTCCAATATTTAATGGTTTATTGCTCATCTAGGAATATATCCGGGCTGTAGGAAAAGAGCTATTAATACAAAAGCTATTATTAAAGCACCTGTAAAGTAATAGTTCATCCTGGCCACCTCTGTCATTACGTTAACCAGCTAATAATTTTCTTCCACCAAGAGTTGCTTGGTGCCTGACTCAAACTGCAATCACAGTGAGCACATTTGTTAATACCTTCATGTACGTGATGACTTATTTTATGTCCACAAAATTCGCACATTTTTGCTTTTGGTTGTTTAATCATGTTTCTTCTCCTCAATCTCGTAGAAAAATTTATCTGTGTCTTCTGTTTTCCATTTACCAGTGTCTTCTACATTCCACTCGTTTGTTTGAACCTTCCAGTCAGGAATATCATCTTTAACTGTAAACGAAGGTAGATCCCAGATACATCTATTGTTTGGCTGGGCAGCATAATTACCATCATCTAAAGCAATTATGTGAGCACACTTATGTTCGTGTGGTATCTCTGAATGATCAGTGTCAAGTATATTACCATCCGGATGTCCCCAGTCAATGGTAAATAAATACTTTCCATGATGCCATTTTTTATCTTTGCCTATGTATTTGCCAGCAACTGTGGTTAGAATATCCCAAGTAGTAACAGCAGGATAATAACTAAAACTATTCCAAAGCTCCAACTCATCAAGTCTGCGTTCAGGAACTTTTTCTCTGTCAAAACCTCTTTGTATGAAGGCGCTAATCGGGAGACGATAAAAGACAGCCCCATTTTCCATAAGTGCATGAAATAAGATAGCACGGCCAGTAAGGGAGGTAATACCAAAGATAATACAGTCTTCAACTTCTCCTTTATGTTTTCTAAGATCATATAAATACTCCTTTTTTATTTGCGCGTATTGTACAGGAATATTTGCATTTAAGTAAGTCATAATTTATCATTTTATACTACCCCAATTTGGTCCAGATTCATAGTCAACCTTATTGGGTATTTGTAAGTCAACTGCATGTTCCATTATATCTTTTATTTTTGCAGCTTCTAAATCATTTATTACAGATATATCAAGTTCATCATGTATCTGTATATGCGGTGTAATACCCTCCTTGTATAATTCTAACATAGCTTTTTTAGTCATGTCCGCAGCACTACCTTGTATTAATTTATTTAATGCTTTGTAGGTAAAAGCTCTACGACTATCATTTTCGTGCCAATAGTTTTTTTGTTTGTTACCATTTTTATCAATAACAAATTCACCTTCATCATCCTTCATGTAAGGACCCATAGCTTGAAGTTCTAGCATTCTCTCATGATCTTGAGGTGGTATATATTTACCCCAATCATTACCTTTTAATATAGGTTCGTATTTAGGAAATCTACATTTCCTGTTTAGAATGGTTTTAATCTTTCCATTACGTTGAGCTGCAGTCATAAGTTTGTTTGTTAGTTGTTTTACAAAAGGAACTTTACTATGATAGATGCCAAAAATTTCATCAGCTTTAGTTTTAGTTACCCCTAACTCCGCCATAAGTTTAGCTTTACCCATACCATAAAACAAACCTAAGTTAATTACTTTAGCTTGACTTCTTGGAATCTTAGCCATGTCTGCTACCAATTGGTGAAAGTCAGCATTTGGATTGTGATCGTAAGAATCTGCAATCTCATTTACAGATGCAAGTTTGAATCTTAATGCATACTCTGTAACTAATCTTGGTTCTTGTTGTGAGTAGTCAAACGTACCCCATTTACAACCTTCTTCAGGTATAAATAATGATCTTATTAATGGACCTGTCTCAGGATCTTTTGCTGGTATCTGTTGTAGGTTAGGATTAGAATAACTAAATCTACCTGTAACTGTACCTCCATCATCAGATCTAATTTGATTTATTTCTGCGTGTATTCTACCATTATGTTCGTGTCTTAATATTGTATCTATAAAAGTTGTATTGACCTTGTTTATTTTTCTAGCTTCTGCTATCATCTTAATTGTAGGATGTTGATGCATAGAGAGGAAATTTTTAGTAAATGAAGGCGCACCTGTTTTTTCAGTTTTGTCAAAAGGTAAATTTAATTTTTCAAAAACTTTTTGAATACTTCTTGCGGCCCATATCTGAGTTTCTATTCCTGTGTCTATTTTTATCTGGTGTATTAATCGTTCTTCTTTTCTGGTTAATTCTTTTTTTAATTGATTGGCTTTTGTCACGTCTACCCGAACCCCTAGGAAACGCATATCGACTAGACAAGGAAACAGATCAGTCTCTAAATTAAATATCTGTTGACAGTCTTCTTCTATTAATAATTTTTTTAGGTGTTGCCAAAGTTTAAAAGTCAACTCAGCATCTTTTTCAGCATAAGCTCCTACTTCACTTGCAGGTAATCTCCACATGTCAGCTTTTGGATCTAATCCTCTTGACTTTGCAGCTTCATTCAAAGCTTTTTCGTTTTTACCTTCACCTAAATAAAACCATGACAAAGCATTAAGTGTATATGCAAATCTATTCTCATCTAAAACAGAGCAGGCAATCATAGTATCTACGATTAAACCATTGATTTTTATACCTAAATTACGTATCCAACATACGTCATACATTGCGTTATGAAATATTTTTGTGGCTGGACATTCACAAATATCTTTAAACCATTCTAAAGTTTTCTTTCTGTCCATGTTAGGAGCTTCACCATGAGCAATTGGAAAATACCATTTGTCATTATATGTAGCAACTGCAATACCAACTACTTCACCATTACCTGTAACTGCACCAGAACCTTTAGATTTTAAATCAGGGTCACGTGTTTCTAAGTCAATTGCAATCTCGTCATAATCTCTTAGATCAGGATATTCAGTGGGCATTACCCATTCGGTTTGTGTTAAGTATTTAGGTATTTTCATTTTTGTAATACGTATTTCTTTTCTATTAACTTATTTAATTTATTTTTATTACTGAACGCATACAAAGCTCCATCATAAGTATGAGGAAATATTTCCCAATCAACTAGAGTATTATAAATTTCTAAACGAAACTTATGTTTGTTCACTGTAATATTTTTTGTTTTAAAATTTCTGTTAGGCATTACTTTTTCTTTTTCATATCATTTATTTTTAACATCTCTAATTGACAGTAGTGTACAATCTTTTTTAGATCTTCTACTCCACCCTTTCTCTGATACCTACAAACGTATTTAATAACGTTGCCTTGGAAAAATGAGAGATCATTTTTAGAAATGAACTCGTAAGGTTGAATAGGAAACTTGGTGTAGTGATTCCCGCCTACCTGAGTGTATTGTGGAAATGATTCTTTAAATATATCTTCAGTTGTCATAGTTGATACTCCTTTAATATCTTTTTTGCTTTCAGTTTATATAAGTTATTTCTTGCTCTTGTGATACCCACGTACCACACTCTATTCTCCTCATCTTGTTTGTCAACACTTAGGCGAATACTTTTTTGTACTTTACTTCCTTGGTGTAAAGATAATATTACATTGTCTTCTTCACCACCTTTCGCTGCATGAATTGTAGATAACCAAACTCTTGCATTTTCAGAAAGTTTTTCACCTGCAGAAATTATATTTCGGATATAAAGTATTTCTTTCTGATCACCAACGAAAATGTCGTACCAATTTTTTTCAGGATTCCAATTCCCATTGGGAATAAAATCTCTGACATCATTAATCTCTTTGTCTTCAAGACTACCTTCACGTATCCATTTAGTATAAGCCATCGCTGCATTATACATACCAACATTAAAACTTTTACCTTTGTTAGTTTGAAAATAAATATTTTTAGATTTTAATTCTTTTGCAATATCTAATAAATTACTTTTAGTTCTTGTAAGAATTAACCATTTACCTTTAGTTAAATCTATTTGTCCTAAATTATTTATATGTTGTGTATGACCCTCTTCATCTCTAGGTAAATATTCTTTGTGTTTCCTGATGCCTGATATACGATCTATTGCTATTTGAGCTTGTTGTTGTACAACTTTAGATACTCTTCTTGAATATCTTAAAACTTTTTCATTAGCAGGTTCTTTTATAAATCTATTTACATCAGCTCCAGCCCAGGCAAAAATAGCTTGGTCATCATCACCAGCTAAATACATATCGTCACAATGTTCTTTTAATTTATCATATAATTTCCATTGTAATGGAGATAAATCTTGTGCTTCATCAATAAAAATGGCTTTAAATCTAGGTATTTTGTTAGACTCAACAGCTTGAGTAATTAGATCATTAAAGTCTAGTAAATGATTTTTCTTTTTATATTCCTGTAAATTTAAATCAATATGTTTAAGTGTAGGCCAGTATATATCTTTTCTATCATGCTCATTTAAATCATATTCTTCTCTTAT